ACTATAGAATTTAGATATACCGCCAAAAATCTGGATAGTTACCGCGTTTTCCTCTTGTGTATCTATCACAAAATAAGCATCAGATAAGGCGGGCATATCATTAACCATAATATCACACGGTATAGTACCAACATTAGCCGAGTCAAAGCGTGAGATTGTAGGCAAAGCAGCGCCTAGAATACCTTTATTCTTTGCTGTTAGTGGTAGGCTTACCCTACGCGAAAAGTCACCGTTACGCGTCTGTAAATTACTTAGATCGTGTATTTGATAAGTAATATAAAAGCGCTCAGCCTCGCCGTCAAATAGGTCAAAGGATTCACCACTAGATAATATCTGTAATTTATTCGCCACCTACTTCTTCTGGTGTTGCACTAGGGAAAAATTCGTTTTGCTCTTCTATATGTTTAGCGTAAGCAGCCTTTACCTCATCAGTCCACACCGCATCGCATACCGCTTGAACCTCTGCATCTTCTCCGCTTATGTCAGCATCGCAACTTAGCGTGTGCCTATGAAAGGAGCGTGACAACTCTTTGCCGTCATCTGTTACAACGGTTGCCGTTCTTACTTGAATCGATTTATAGTCTCCGACTATCTCGATTTGATCTATTTTTATTACTTTTTCTAACATAATTTTTAATTTATTTTATATGCACCACTCCACATTGAACTACGAGTCCCAGTGTTCCAAATTGCCGTGTCATCCGAGTTATTACTAACATTATAAATTGAGCCACCCGTAACATATCCACCCTTAGAATTTAAAACTGAATCACCGTGTAAATAACTTATAATACCATAACCTAAACTCCCACTTGCAGTAGCTGAATAAGGTAATCCGCTTACTATTGCAGAACCCGCAGAATTTATAGTTCTGCCCGCAAAATAAATTTGAACATATACTAAGTCTCCAATTCGTACATAAGTACCCGTTGCAGTATTACCATACCCATCATTATTCATCTGTCCCGTCCAAGTCCCCTCCTCGTATGCGTCTAAGGTATCAGCACCACTATCATAAGCGGGACTAGGTGTGCCACCAAACTTAATGCCGTTTTGAAATGTAGCTAACCCCCCCGTTGAGATGCTCATTGCTTGAGAACCTCCCGCATAAAATGCTAAAGAATCTGATGCATCACCACTACCCATTCTTATAATATTGCTAGATCGCCCAATCATAAATTCTCCACCTTGCCTTACTTCGGGTGTGTCAATATAATTTGAAAATGTAGCAACACCCGTAGATGAGATGCTCATTCTTAAAGCAGAACTATTCCCATCAACAGAACCATTATAAAATTCCATTGCTCCGCTAGAGCCTCTGATTTCTAAGTCATTTCCCGCAAGTTTAACATAGCCTTTATAGTTAGTTGCACCCGATTGAGTTAATTGAATCGTAGGCGTTGAACTTTTAATTACCTCTACATTACCACTAAAAGTAGCCTCGCTCGAATCAATAGTGAGCGCTGTTACCCCTCCTGTTTTTAAAAGTATTTTGCCACCTGTTAAATTGATTTCTTCTTGTCCTTGTGCGTTATAAATGACTAATTTATTGTTTCCGTCTACCCATGATATTTGAGCGCCTAAAGTTGTCCCGTCTGTGTCAAAAAATTGTATCTGTCCGCTATTCCCGCCAGACGTTAACTTCATTAAATTATTAACTGCAGTTACAAACGTCACCCAATCTGGAACGCCAGACGGTTCATCTACCATTGTAAGGCTTTCGCCATCTGTGGCCACGGTTAAGAATTTACCCGCGTTGCCTGTCCCTCCTAAATCATCCTTATAATTTATTACGCTTTCTCTTTCATCTGTTAGCTGAGCGCGCTCAGTGGTTGGCGTGATCAGTTCTTGCGTGTTGTCTGGTAGATTGGTATTTATTGCAGACGTACTTAATTCGGTTCTCGTTTTCTTTGCCATGTCTTAATTATATGCAGCCGTAAACGCCACATTTAAATGGGCTTGGCTTGGTGTTAATTCGTAGTTTATTGCCTCAAATACGTTGAAATTATTAGGCATTTGTAATTGCAAGCTGTAGCCATTGTTAGCGTTGTCCGTGCTGTATATATCACTTAGGTTATTAGTGGCCACCACTTGCACAAATTTAGAACCGTCACGCGTTAATAATACACGTACCGACGTGCTGCGCTTTATCTCATTAATAGCTAATAAATCATTATTGCTTAGTTGATCGGTTTGACATATTATTTGCTGTACCCAATCGTTAGCCACTCTTATATTTGTGACTTTAGCGCTTGCATAGTCCTCATTTATAGCACGCGAGGAGGCTATCCCTGTACTGCTAGATACTTGGACTTCTTGTTTGATGTCAAATATATATTGCTCGTATGCGCCTAAGCTGTTGAGATACTCTACAAAGATAGGGTTAGAGCAATCTTTAGTAACCTTGTAATATACCGTATCTAAACTTTTGCCGCTTGGCGTTGTAAACGCTGCACTAATCCAATGGCAATTAGTTGGAATAGCTGTAGTATAGTTTTGAAGGTCTAGGTTTTGAACGCCTGTAGTGGTAGGTATTGCCGCGCTTGATAGCTGACTAATTACGCCTTTGTTTATATCTAGATATTTTATTGTCAATATAGCGCCCTCAGATGTAGGGTATAAAATGCCTATAGTTCTTTTAAAATTAGAATAGATTCGTGGCTCACTCCACTTTGTTAATGCTGTGTTTAGTCCTGTAGTGCTTAGTATGTGGTTGTAAAGGTTAGCACCGCCAGAACTATATATTTGTTTCTGGGCATATATAGCGAAATAGCTATTTACTGAACTAACAAAATTAGGTAGAGACCCTGTAAAACTTTGGGCGTATCTTAGTCTAAACTCTACAGAGACAAGGCCATTTTTTTCTAGGTATTCAGTGAGTATCTGGCCAACGTCTAAAAATAAAGTACCGTCAGACTTTGGGCTATATTTAAAAGTAGTTGGGATTAAATTAGCTGTATTATCTGCATTTCTTATTATAATTTCTATCTTAAAATTATCATTCCCTTGCTCTGTCGTTGTTAAGATAAAGGGTATCTGAGAGCGTGACGCGTTGGCGTTACTTGTTACCCCGTCAATGGTTCGAATCGGTTCGCTTGTGATTGTTAGTGCCATTATCTTTGCTTTACTTTTAAACCATTAGTGAAATCTATTCGCATCTTTTGCCCCATATCCTTCAATAATTTAGTCTTACTTTCCTTTATTGCTTGGCTTACGCTTATGCCTTTTCTGCCTCGCTTAATAGACGTGCCATTTTTTACAATACTATTGCCAATGGCGAAGGCTAATTGTTTAATAGTTTGCTTTGGGTTTGGCTGTACGTTAGGTTTAGCGCTAATCCATTCCATCAAAGCATTAATAAACTTAGCCCCTATGTGCTTAGGCTGTGAGCCTACGCCTGTCTGAAGGTATTTAAGGTATTTCGTGCCTCTTAGTTCAGCCTCTAGCTTCTGATTTGCGACTACTCTAAGCGTATTAGCTGCGTAGCCTGTAGCGTTTAGCCCTTTGCTTTTAATCTGCGCTATTAAATTGTCCTTAACATCTGTTAAAAACTCGCGATATTCGTTATTGAAATTAAGCGCATTCAAAAGTATCGCGGAATATAGGTATAGAAAAGCTGAGCTTCCACCCAGATAGCACCTCGCTAGTAATGTTTATGGATTCTATCGCCTCTAGTTCGTAATCATCTATATAAGTGCTTAGAGCGATTATACCAGAGGCGTTAAGTTTGTCCATCATGCCGTCGGCTTTTGGCTTTAAAGCGTCTAAAATTACGTCTATTTGTGTAGCTGTGTCGTCCGTTCCTGTAGATAATTTTAAGTAGTAAACTTCGACGCCGTACTCCATTAGTACGTTGTTAGTCTGGCCGTACGTTATGTTATTAACCGTTGGCAAATTAGCGTAAACGCCTACGCCATTAGATAGGTCGTAACTGCCCACCAATTCATTTAAGTCGTTTGGGTTCGCTGCTCTAAGGTAAGTCAACCCCTGTCCTTCTATTATGCTTTTTAGGGTTGTTGCGATGATGTTCATATTTAGCAAGTATTATAAAGAATAATGCTGTAAAGATAGCAAAAAAAAAGCCGAATATGAATGCGACTATTAAGACAATTATTGAAATACTCATGTTTTTCTTTGGATTTCTTGAGTTTTAGAGTTAACGTACCCCATTTCTCTGTTTAAAATAATTAAGTTATTGACCGTTATTAGTTCCATATCCCATATATCATCGTGCGTATATTGTGGATAAATTTTACAAAGATTATCGATAAGCATAAAGTCGCCCCATTTTTCTAATGTTTTAGACCCCGCCATATCAAAAAAGCTATTCATTTTTCTTTGTTCGGCTGTCATTGGAATTGCCTCCAATCGCTTAGATAGGTCATCTTCAAAGCGTTTAGTTTGCTCAAAAAAAAAACTACCCAAGGCCATGCCATAATAATAGGCAAACTATCCACAGCCTTTTTTATTGGCTCTAGCTTAGCGCTGTCAAATTTACCATCTATTGATGGCTGCGCATATATAGCGATGACATCGGACACGATCTCCCGCATATCCTCCGCGCCTTGTATTGCATTTTTAACCATAGCCTTTTGGCCATACCTTGCAAAGTTTATGTCTTTTGGAAATTTGATTTGATGACCTAAAATAGTTAGCGGCTTTCTGGCTAAATGGTTTAAGTCCTCTGGCATGTCTTTGATGCTCTGGTAAACGTGTTCAATCGCGGGGCTTAGGTCTGCCTCAGTGTTCTCTAAATATCCTAAATCAATGCCAGATAATACGCTTAATAATTCAAGGTCTGAAACGTTAGGCCTTAGCGATGCCCATTGTTTGACCGTCAACTCCTCCCATGAATCAGGTATCTGTCCTCCAATAATATCATCATTATAATGTATTTTAAATCGTTTCATCGTATTGTCACAGCCCCCCTTAGTGCATAGCTTAGCGCGTATCTGACCGCGTCAACCGAATGATTTGCCCTGTCCAAACAAATATCAGTCGGATTATTGTTTTCATCTAGCTTATATTTATACTCTCTAAATTCCTTTATGGTTTCTAGGCTTTCCTCATGTATAAATATTTGGTGCGTTCTGATAAATCCTAACCCCTGTCTAATGGAATCTTTGCCCTTCTTAGCGGGCTTTATTCTTATTCCTCTATTTCTAAGTTCTTTAATTGTCCTTACTTCATTATCAGCGTAAACCTTATGCACTCCGATTGCGTGCAACTCCTCAGCTATATCTTTTAAAAGCATTTTAGTTCTAAAAAATATCTGTTCAATATAAATTTTATCTTCTAGCTTCGTGACGCGGCAGCAGACACTTGGGTCGTTATAACCAAAATCAAGGCCAAAAAATACCTTACCTTCTGGCACATCCTGGCAAATGTTTATCTTTTCAAATACTAGGTTTCTGGACTGCACCCATTGCCCTTGAGAATATACATTATATAAATCTA